CGAGTAACATGATAGACCTCCTTAAGCGTCTGTTGGGTTGAATTACGGATCCGAAGACTCCGTTTTAGCGTATGGGTGGTTAAACAACCAACCCATCGTTATTATATATCAAGATATTAAAAAAGAGGAAGGGAGTAAAACCGATCCTCTTTTGTCTAGTATACCGAAATAATCATTCTTCTACTTTCTTTTTCTTACCAATATTATACTTACTCTCAAGAATCCAATCCCCCTTATCTTTGTAAGCAAGGACTTTGATTTGATTCAAAGGAGCAACATCGGTGATAGAATCTGGTTTTACAACAGTAACCAGACCCCAATCAGAAATAAGATTAATAATTCTATTGCGTCTTTGAACATCATTTACGGTCAGGTTGGCATGTTTGCCATCCAGAGCAAATAGTTCTTTAAAGTGAACAATGTAATAACGGCCCTGTTTATGAAGAATATGACAGGACTGATAAATTTTCTTTTCCTTGCGTGAGGCAACACCAATACGAGTGAGTGTCTCACGGACTTTCAGGAAATCATCTGGTTCATTGAGAACCACTTCTACCATTTGGTCTTGTGACCAATGGACTTCTGGTTCAACGAAGTTACTCATCTTTTGCCTCCAACATCAAGTTTTGATTTAATATAACTAATTTGATCTTTTGTTAAAATTTTCAATGCTTGTTGGGCCTTTTCATTACTATAACCATAGTACGATTTGACTGCATCAAGGTCTTGAATTTTTTCTTTTTTTAGCCACGGAGAAAATCTCTTCCGTTTCCTGACACTATTTAGTAAAAAATCATATTGAAGTCTAGATGGGAGTTGGTGATTCATGTTCATTTCATTTGCAAACATGAGTGTATCAATATGACCTGACATACATTTATTGATAATAAATGGAGGATACTTCTTTTCCCATTGAGGATCTGAATCATCCATCAGATAGTCTTTTGTAAAGTTGATGGAGTTGAGATAATCTTTTAGTTCGTAAGTCATCGGATAATATCAATAGATTCAGGATTTTTATTCCAGGTCTCAAGTTCAGTGCGAAGACGACCTTCAGACTTCAGAGTTTCATAACGATTTGAAGCTTTATTCTTCCACCAGTTGACTAGATGATCAAAATGGAACTTATCGTAGTTTTGACCAGGACGAAGGACTTCATCTTGACCAAGAATAACTTCACGAGCATTCTCAAATCCATAGTCAGAAATATAAAATCTCTTCTTTTCAGTCAGATTTTTTGCATTTGCAATCGCAGTTTGAAACTCCACAACCTTTTGAGAAGGTAAGTTCTTCTTGATAATTGAAATCATTCGCTGTTGGGTTTTGAGTTTGCGACTGGATGCGTCTTCCTTGACCAGGGATTGATTGCCGTTCCTCTGAATAAACCATTTGTTTAACTCCTGAAAGATTTCATCATGGAGCAGAGGTGTAAAATCACTTTGAGTCAACCCTTTATACCTCATATAAGGTTTCAAACCATCATACTGAGATGAGGATTTGGTGGAACCATATAAAGATGTGGTTTCAAAAGAACAAATATCTGATCCATACTTCCTATTTAATGTTTCACGAGCTGTATGTGAACAACAAAGAAGTGCAAGGAGTTTTCCTCCAAGATAATTGAATCCGAAAGGTTGAGTGGGAACAATAATGAATCCCATAATTGCGTGACGATTGAACCTGGATAACTCAGGAGTTTGTCCAAGCCAATCATTACGAGGTTTAGAATTGATTGTGGGAGAACCGAACCTACAGAAACCAACAATTTTCTGCGTGTTGGTTTCTTGAACGATCCACTTCAGAGATTTACCGGGAATACTATCCTCAATCGCATGAGAAGTAGTAATCTGCAGTCTCTCATTAAAGTATTCGTTGGTAAATCCACCCTTCTCTCCTGCAGGATAAACTTTGAAGTTCATGTCCTGTGGGTGCATGTCAAATGCATCAAACATATCATCCTCAGGACCAATCCCGAGAATGGATGATGGCATTTGTTCCATTCTATCTAGTTTCACATTACGCAGATACTCATCAATTCTTCCCATATTAGAGAAGTAATCAATGAATTTATCTGCTGCATATACTGCATCATCAAGTTCTAGTATCATATCAAAGAATCAGTTTCTTTTCATCGGGAACTACAAGTTTGCTCCCATAAAGTTCATTATATTTGTTTTTGACTTGTGGATCAAGTTCCGCAATATACACAATATGATTCTTAGAAATAGTCAATTCGGGATTAGATTTATCAATTATAGAAGCCCATGCAACAAATCCAACCCCGCCATTGGCAGTAGGAACCACTACAAGAGCGTTTTTTATCGTTACAGAAGTATCATCCTGAGATATAAACTCAGCCATGACCTCTTCGCCTGTTGTAACACGAAATAATTTTACATCAATCATAAAAAGTAATCTCTTTCATAATAATTTTTAAAGATATTTTTTTCGGTAGTTGATAAATTTTTACCATACAATCTACCGCGATCAAATGAAATTTGTCTAATAAAATCATATTTTTTATATCTTGAGAAGAATTTCTCCTCTGTAGGATATTCCAAAATGTCTTTTTTAGACACCACTAAAATTTTATCTAAAGATTTATTAAAATAAACCATGGCAAAATCTTTAGATCCAATGAGAAATTTTTCTTTTCTACCCAAAAAACTAATATACTTATAGTTAGATGGCCAGTCAGAATCCCATTGTTTCCATCTTTCAACATCAACTGTTGACAGTAATTCTTGATCTTTATAAATGCCTACATCTACTCCATATTCACCAAAAGGTTTTACACGAAATTCATAGGTTTCATCATAAAAATTTTTTGCAAATCTGATAAACTTAGAAATTTCAAGACTATCATCATAATTATCTTTCCTATCAGAAAAGATTCCAAAAGAATTTTTATCCTCCTTACTAATGTAAGAAATCATTTGAATTCACACTCCACCATAATTTCAGTTAGTGCAGCCAAGGTATTAATTTCTTGGTCTGCCACGAATCCACCCTGATACAGATACTTAGCGATAACAAGAACAGCAGCGGGGATACTGGAAGGAGTGAGGGATTCGTAACAAGCATCATAAACACGACGAAGAACAAGACCAGCATCGTTGTCAAGGTTGGAGACAACCCACTTACGAACTTCAGTAAAGTTTTTAGTCTTAAGGTTTTTAACCAGTTCATTGAGACTTATATCAGAAAATTCAACAAGAATTGCAGAGTCAATCTTACCCCCAACAGAGTATCGCTGACACTCATTTAGGACTCGGCGCCAGTCGGGAAAGTGTTTGTTGATGAGTTCGGCAAGGACTTTAGGATCGTATTGTACACCTTCTTCATCCAGGATGTTCTGTAGACGCTTGAAGAAGGATCCTGCCAACTGGGCTTTTTCTTTTCCTTTGATACTAAATTCAACGACTGCACATCGGGAATGGAGGGGTTCAATGATTTTGTTTTTGTAATTGCAGGTGAAGATGAATCTGCAATTGTTATAAAATGCCTCAATATTTGCCCGTAAGAGGAGCTGTACATCGTTGGTGGTGTTATCAGCTTCGTCAATAATGATGACTTTGTGCTTTGCGTCAACCGCAGAAAGTGAGACGGTCGCAGCAAAGTTTTTGGCTTGGTTCCGTACCGTGTCAAGAAATCGTCCCTCGTCAGATCCGTTAATGACATAATAATCTACTCCTAGTTCTTCACATAAAGCTTTTGCAACTGTAGTTTTCCCACACCCTGCGGGACCAGCAAGCATAAGATTTGGGATTTCTTTCTTATTTAGAAAGTCTATAAATGTCTTCTTGTTGGAATCAGGAAGAATACAATCTTCAATTTTGCGTGGGCGATACTTTTCAACCCACAGAAATTCATCACGACTCATAATTTAAATCCAATCAGGTTTTCGTTGTGGCATACGAAGATAGTTATCCTTTACCCAAGGCTTAGAAGCAATGTATTTCTTATAAGCAGTAAAGGTATCAATACTATCATCAAATTTCCATTCTACAGGCATTGCACGAGCAAATGGACTTACATCAGTAATCTTACCTTTTGGAAAGATATAATAAGAATGCACAAGAGGATTATAACACGAATGGGTCTTACCATATCGCAAACGATACTCATCGCATAAATTCATTCCCCACTTAATCAACCAATAGGCATTGTGGATACTATCCATTGCCCATTTGGTGCAGGGATGATTACGAAACGCACCTTTTTCAGTTCTGTAGGGAGTGCCGTCATTCTTAGGCAGAGTGCCGTAATTATGACCCCACTTTTCAGATGCAACAATGGAAAGCATTTGACAACACTCCAGTGGCATTTTGACAATATGTTTGTCAGGGAGACAGATAGCACTCTCAGCAGGCCAGGGAGAAGTTACAAAGATATTCATAATATAGGTGAGTTACCTCACGCATCATAGGTGGAATCTGGTTCCAGTGCAATGTAATATGTAAGATTCTTATCTTCAGATTGGAACCGAGACAGAAGTTTCTTAGAGATCACAACCTGATAAGAACCAGGGAGAATCTTGATATTCTCAACCTTAAAGTTCAGAACAAAAGTGCCAATAGTCTCACCCACAACCAGAGAGTATTCGTTGGAAGTTTCGTTCTTCTTGTCACGAACCACCAGTTTCACAACGCCAGCTTCACCAACCACAGAAAGGTCAGGAACACCATAAACTGCTGCAGCCTTGAGAAGTTTGTCCAATTGTTGAGTATTTACCTCAAAACAAACATCTTCAGAAGGAAGAGAGATAGATTTTTCAGGAGGAGTCACGATCACTGCAGGATCCGCAAAGAAATACTTGGATCGTGCGTTACCTTCACTGATAGTTACATAACTATCATTACTAAACTTCAGTTGGGGATTCTGATAGAGAGACATTGCATTCAGGAACTGGTTAAGGTCGTAAATACCAAAGTCTTTTTCAAATTGTTCTTCAACCTTGACTTCTGCAAGAATGTTCTTCATCACACTAATCGTCCTTAGACTGTTACCTTTCTTGAACAGAATAGACTGATTGATGCCCGAGAAGTTTTTGAGAAGTGAAAGTGTTTTTTCAGAGAGTGTCATAGATGTATCTTTGAGTTTCATAATCAACGGAATTCGGTGAGACCATTATCTTGACGGGAATAGTGTCCGTCAAAGTGGAGCAGAAGCATAGCATAGTGAATGACTTTGAGAAGATCGCGTTTGTTACGACCATCCTTGTCACCATAACGACTTCCATACTTCAGAATGTTTGCCTGACAGAAGTGTGCGGCAAGATCTTTTGCTGCCATCAGGTCAATCGTTTGTGTGTCTTTATATACCTGATTGTGACCACAATAGTGGCTACCATAAGTACTAGTCACATAATCCTCAATATCTTTAAGGATTTTATCTTCATTGTATTTCCAAAGATGATTCTTTGTTTGATTCATAACGATTTTGTCAACTGAGGAGGGAGCTGGAATTTTTGAAAGATTGAGTGTACCATCACCTCCATCAGTAAGAGAGAATTGGTAATCTGAGTAAGGATATTCGTCCATAACGATAGGTGTTTTGCAATTGTTTGGAATATCGGGATACATGGAATCTAGATATTCCTGTATCCAATTATTAGTCATTATATCAAACGGAATGGGATGTGTCAACGGATT